CAAATGTGATGCCTTTGCTGTTACGTGGCGATAGGATGGAGCGATTTGAAGCATTAAAGCAGAACCCTGACATACCGATTGCTAAGCTATCTGAGCCCACAACAGAGGGCGCTAGTGAGCTTGCCACAAGATTAGAGCGAGAGGGCATTACTGGCCTTGAGATACAAGGTAGTGGTTCTGATGGTATGCGCTCGTATAATGTTCGTGAGCAAAATACATTTGATCCTCGCAATGTCCGCTCCCTGTTCGCCGCATTCGACCCTGAGTACAAAGGCTCTAACATTCTTGGTGACCGGGCTGTACCTGTTGCCGGCGCTGGACTATTGGCTGCTGCGGCTCTTGCACCAGAAGAGGCAGAGGCGGGCGTTATTAAGACGTTTGGTCGTGAGTTCGACCCTCGCTTTGATAAGCGCACATTAGAGCAGGAGAAGCTACGAGATACCACATATACGATAGAGGAGCGTGGTACGCAGGATGCTCCTCGCATAGCGCTATCTGACCTTGAGGGGCGCCCCTTTGTAACTACAATGTCAGACCGCACTCAGGCCGGCGGTTTACTTACTGACATAAATGACGTGGCTTTAGATCGACCTATTAACTTGCAAGGCGGTCAGGGCTTTATGTTTGAGAACCCAGGCATGACGTGGGCGTCAGCTCCGGGTGTCGTAACGCAAATAATGAAAGAGGCGAAAAAGACAGGGGAAGACCCCCTTTATATGCCTTTCCGTATGGCTCCTACTGGCGGCGACTTCGCCACAATGACTGGCGAGACAATGCTTAGTTATGCCTCTGCCAATATGGCGAAAAGCACGAAGAATGAGCTTGATAAGGCGATTACAGAATTTGTCAGCAAAGGATCTGTAAGCAAAGGGGTTAGAAAGAACGATGGGCTAAAGATAAAAGGCTGGAAGGGCGTAGATGACCCTAGATCAGTCGAAGCGTTTCGCAATGCCCCAGATCCTTTGCGTAAAGAGCTTATGAACATGATTGACGTTAAGTTCCGCAATAAAGGCGGTCTTAGCATTGGTCAGGCAAGGCTTGCCGTCACTGAACCCGGTCAGGCTGATGCTTTAGATGCTCGTATACAGAACATCGGCGAGATATTTAGTAATAATGACGTAATCACTCAAAGCGGGCACCCTTCCTACCCGCAAGGAGTGCCGGGTCAAGGGCTTGGTCGTACAGATCAAGAGGTTAGCATTTTTGAATTATTGCCAGATGCGCGATACGGAGATGCACAAAAGCCAGTAAAAGATCCGCAAAGACCTACGGCGAGAGAGATACGAGCGCTTAGCATGAAACCGTATGCTGGCCGTATTACTGAAGACCTTCTTATGGGCTTAGAGGCGCGCGGTGTTAACGTCAATGCAAACCCATTGGTCACAGCAGCCGCAGTGTCAGCCGGTACAAAGCTAGAGGGATTGCTATCTCAGCTCCCGCAGAAGGACGAAGAGGGTTATAGCTACGGAGACCTGTTGCCTATCAAGCGCGCACTAGACCCGGAACAGCGCGAGGGGCTGCTTGGAGGATACAGCCCAGCATACACAGGGATTGTTGAGGATCTTGTTGAGGGATTGCTGACATTCAAGACGCAAGCAGAGCGGGGCTTGTACAACCCAACGGCGGCGACTGAGTTCTTACTGTAAGGTATAATATGGCCACACCACGTAAAGGAAAGGCACGAGTAGAGACCACGGCATCCGGCAGGAAGGTCTCATACGGCCAGAAGGGAGCCAAGGTTAAGCCAGGGACAAGTAAAGGCGACAGCTACTGCGCACGGTCTTTAGGCATTAAGAAACGATTGTCTAAAAAGAAGCAAAGCGACCCTAACACCCCGAACAACTTATCTAGAAAGCGGTGGAAGTGCTCAGGCGCTAAATCGAGGAGAAAGTAATGGCAAGTAAGCGTGGTTTGTACTCAAACATAGCGGCGAAACGAAATAGGATCAAGGCTGGTTCTGGAGAGAAGATGCGCAAGGCCGGCGAGAAAGGTGCACCTACTGCCAAGGCATTCAAGAAAGCGGCTAAGACTGCAAAAAAGCGGAAGACTAAGTAATGGCACTTACTAATTACAGCGAGCTTAAAAGCACAATCGCAGATTTTTTGAACCGAGATGACCTGGCGTCCGTAATCCCGACGTTTATTGCTATGGCGGAAGCTCAGATCAACCGTGACTTGCGGCATTGGAAGATGGAGCAGCGCGCGACTGGCGATTTAACCAATGAATATTCTTTGCTGCCTAATGATTGGTTGGAGACTATTCAGGTTCACGTTACCGGCAACGGCACGTACCCAGTAGAATTAGCATCCAGAGATTCTATTGCCGATAGACGGTCGGCTAATAATGACAGCTCGGGACGTCCTCGATATTATTCTCACGCAGATTCTTCGATTGAATTATTTCCAACTCCAGATGTAAGCTACACGATTGAATTGCTGTATTACCAGAAGGTGCCATCCCTAAGTGATAGCGAGACTACAAACTGGCTGTTAACAGAGGCTCCTGACTTGTATTTATATGCGGCGCTAATTCACTCAAGTCCTTACCTGCAAGAAGACGCCCGTGCATCCACTTGGGCGCAGCTATATGGTGCCGCAGTGCAAAAACTTAACCAGGTCTCAGAGGAGTCTCGTATGAGCGGCTCTGGCTTAAGGCTGAAGATGCGAGGTCTTGGCGGTCCAAAAAGAACTGACACCCGATGAGCTTTACTAACTATTTAGAAGACAAGGTCTTAAATCACGTATTTGGTGGCAATGAATATACGCAGCCTTCCCTTTACGTTGGCCTCTACACAAAGGGCCCCGGAGAAACTGGAGGCGGCACTGAGGTCTCTGGTTTTAATTACGCTAGGCAGTCTACGACTATGTCTGTGGCAGGCTCGGCGCCAACAGAGGCGACAAATGACGCAGATATAACATTTCCTGTTGCTGGCGGGCCATTTGGTCGTGTGACGCACGCAGGAGTGTTTGATGCGCTTACCGGTGGCAACCTTTTATCTTGGGCAACTTTAACGGACCCAAGCGATTTTTCGACCGAGCAATCGCACAACATAGAAGTAAATGATGTTTTTAAGATAGAAATTGGGAACTTAAAGATTAGGCTCGATTAAGGTAAATATTCATGGCTGACATTACGACTAGAACGGGCAAAGGCAGTGCGCTTACACATAGCGAGCTGGACGATAATTTCAGCAACCTTAATACCGATAAGGCCGAGCTTTCTGGTGCCGATTTTACTGGCAACGTAAGTGTAGACGGAAATGTCGCTGTTACCGGAACCGTAGATGGTCGTGATGTATCTGCTGACGGCACAAAGCTAGACGGCATCGAAGCGAGTGCAGATGTAACGGACACAACTAACGTTGTTTCGTCCTTGACTGCCGGCACAAACATTACAATTGCTGCTGACGGCACAATTAGTGCAACTGACACTGATACGCAGCTCACAAACGAACAAGTGCAAGATATCGTCGGTGCAATGCTCTCTGGCAACACTGAGACAGGTATCACTGTTAGCTACCAGGATGCTGACGGCACAATCGACTTTGTTGTAGATACTCAAACTGATGAGAACTTTACAACGGCACTTAAGAATAAACTTGATGCTATTGAGGCTGGCGCAACAGCGGATCAGACCGCTGCAGAGATCAGAGCACTCGTAGAGTCTGCAACAGACTCCAACGTTTTCACCGACGCAGATCACTCTAAGCTGGATGGTATTGAGGCTAATGCTGACGTCACTGACACCGATAACGTAGTGGCGTCATTGACTGCTGGTGCGAATATCACAATTGCTGCAGACGGCACTATAGCCTCTACTAGCGCTAGCGCATATGAGCTGGATATCAGCGCCGACACCGGCACGGGCTCTATTACCGATGCCGAAACCTTGGTGGTTTTTGGTGGATCAGGCATAGGCACCTCGATAACCAACAATACCCTAGCTATCTCCGCAGACACAGCAACTGCTACCACGAAAGGCATTGCCTCATTCGATTCTGGTGACTTTAATATATCTGGGGGAAGCGTATCCCTGGCGTCTAGTGGTGGAGCCGTTGATAGCGTTAACACCCAAACCGGCGTTGTAGTTTTAGACGCTGACGACATTAGTGACACGTCTACGACCAACAAGTACACAACCGCCTCAGATATTAGCAAGCTGGCTGGCATTGAGGCTGGAGCTGACGCAACAGACGCAACTAATGTTACAGCCGCTGGCGCATTGATGGACAGTGAGGTTACTAACCTTGCACAAGTAAAAGCTTTTGACTCTGCTGACTATGCTACTGCCGCACAAGGCACTACTGCCGACAATGCACTGCCTAAATCTGGCGGAGCAATGACCGGAGCCATTACTACTAACAGCACCTTTGATGGACGTGACGTAGCTACTGACGGGACTAAGCTAGACGGAATAGAAGTCTCAGCAGACGTAACAGATACAGCAAATGTTACTGCCGCTGGCGCGGTAATGGACTCTGAGCTAACTAACATTACTGCTGTTAAGACGCTTAACCAAGGCGTTGCTACTACTGATAGCCCATCTTTTGCCGGTCTTACAGTGGATACAAATACGTTAAAGGTAGATTCCACTAATAACCGTGTAGGAATACTGAACGCATCGCCTGATGTAACGCTAGATGTTGGCTCTGCAACTGACGCAGTCCATGTTCCTGTTGGAACTACAGCTCAGAGGCCGTCAACGCCTGCTGCTGGCTATTTGCGATACAACTCGACCATAGGTGAGTTTGAAGGCTATACGACAACATGGGGCAGCATTGGGTCTTCTGGCGGCGCGTCCAACATCTCACACCAAGATGAAGTTGGGACTGGAACGCAGACAAGTTTTACGCTGGAAAACAGCGCAGCCGCAAAAAACAACACGCAAATCTACATTGACGGCGTTTATCAGATTAAAACTAGCTACTCGCTGACAAATGGCGCAATTGTTTTTAGCGAGGCACCGCCAAACCTTGCAGAGATCGACATTATTACTATCGATCCAACCACCATCAATGAGCCTGCGGATGGATCTGTGACGTCCGCCAAGCTTAGTGGTGACTTAACTACGCCCGGTAATTTAGACGTAACGGGGACTGTAGAGTTTGACGGACTGTCAGGCACAGGCGCTGTCACAGTCACAGACATCCTTGACCAAGACGATATGTCAGGTAACAGTGCTACAGCATTGGCTACTCAGCAGTCAATTAAGGCGTACGTAGACAGCCAAGTCGGTACAGGAGATACACTTGCTGAAGTCCTTGCTAACGGCAACGCTACTGGCGGTACAGACATTGCGTTTGGTGACAACGACAAGGCTATCTTCGGTGCTGGCTCTGACTTATTAATATTTCACGATGGGTCGTCGAGTATTATTAGAGATTCTGGCACTGGTAATCTTGCTATCCAAGCTGAAGACTTTGCAGTTCAATCT